ACCTAGAACTTTAACCCCCGGAGATATAGGAGCACAAACAGCTTTAACAAACCCCATAACAGGTACAGGTACTACAAACTATTTACCTAAATTTACAGGAACTACTACTTTAGGGAATAGCTTAGTTTATGATAATGGAACTAGCGTTGGCATTGGGACGGCTAGTCCTTCCGGTAAGTTAGATGTTGCTGGAAATATAAGACTTGAAAGCGCTAACCAAGTTCACTTTGGAGCAACAGGTGTAATAGCTTATTGGAACGTAGGAGTTCAAAATACTACTACTAATAATTTTGAAATAGGAGGTCAATCTTATTACTCAGGCGTCAGACATATATTATTAAACCCCGTTAATAACGGTAACGTTGGGATCGGGACAACTAGTCCGTCACAAAAATTACATTTACAAAACGGAGTACTACTTGTAGATACTAACACTCCAGCTTCTAGTGGTATATGGATGCCTGATACAAATGGAAATCCTAGTTTAAGAATAGTGACAGACCAGTCAGTTGGAAGCCATAGTTCTATTGTGAATGCTTGGGGTAATGCTTCTAATGCAGGTGTGATGGTTGGAACAACTAGAAATGATGGAACAGCCTTTCAAGTAAGGTCTGGTGTAACTCTAACAAGTGGCTTTGCAGATGATACTGGTAATACAAGATTAATTGTATTAGGTAATGGTAACATAGGTATCGGAACGACCACTCCAGATGCAAAATTGGTTATTGATAAAGGTTCAGAAGGTCTTTACTTAAAAGTGGGTGGAGGTGCCTCTGGTGGTAGAGCTTTAAAGTTTACAAGTTCTACAGTTAACGGTTCAGCAGGAGCCTTGCACACTATTAACGCTATAAGTACTGGTGGTGAGATTGCTTTAGCTACTGCTTCAAGTGAAAGACTGAGGATTGACAATAACGGAAACGTCGGGATAGGGACGACTAATCCTGCTCAATCTAATTTAGTTGTTTCACCTTCTGCGCAAAGCGCGAATGTTGATGGTATTACTGTAGTTTATAATCCAGATGGAGCAACCAACAGGGTAAGGGGTCAATTAAAAATAGGTAATTTTGCAGGTGTTTTAGAATTAACTAATGGCGCAGATACTATTTCCACTTACATTACCGCTGCAGGAGATTCGTTTTTTAACGGCGGCAACGTCGGGATTGGAACGACTAACCCTAGAAATAAACTAGATATTGCTTTAACGGGAGCTGAAATGGTTTACCCTATTGCTACGGGGACGAGCCCAACAGGAGGGTTTAGAATAGGACATACAGATACTACTTGGGCAGGTGTTGAGTTAAATATAGGTATTGCTAATGCTTCTGCGCAAGGTTATCCTGCTTGGATTCAAGCGCAAAATCCAGCTGATTTAAGTGTTTCAAGAAACTTACTTTTAAACCCAAACGGAGGCAACGTCGGGATTGGTACAGATAATCCTTTCGGCAAGTTAGATGTTGCTGGAAATATAAGACTTCAAAGCGCTAACAAAGTTAGCTTTGGAGCAACAGGTGTAATACCTTATTGGAACGTAGGAGTTCAAAATACTACTACTAATAATTTTGAAATAGGAGGTCAATCTTACTACTCAGGCGTCAGACATATATTATTAAACCCCGTTAATAACGGTAACGTCGGTATTGGGACTACAGCTCCTAATTCCAAACTTGACATTAGGTCGGGTTCAAGCGGTACATTTTTAGAACTAATACAAACAGCAGGCAACGCTAACGACTTTGTAGACATAAAGATGATAGCCGGTAACACTACGGCAGGAACACTTGGCACTATTCTAAGACACAAGAGAGACGGTTCCGGTGGTGGAGATTTTAGTATATTAACTAATCCAACTTTAACTGGCACACCAACAGAAAAACTAACCATAAAGTCCGGCGGCAACGTCGGGATCGGGACAACTAGTCCTGGGGCTAAACTAGATGTAACAAGAAACACAGCAGAAACAACACCTATAGTCAAAATATATGATGGCAACTCTGCTCAGAGAGCTGCACTACAGGTTATTGGATATAGTAATTTAGGAGGGTTTCGTATTAACGCAGCTGATGGAATAAGAGGTATTTATACGGAAGGGGCACAAATAGGCTTTGCAACAAGCGATACATCACCCATTACTTTTACACAGTCTAATTCAGCTGAGAAAATGCGTATTCATACAAATGGTTTTGTGGGAATTGGGACGACTAGTCCGGCTGCTAAGTTACACGTTAAAGGTAATGGAACAACAGGAGTTCCTCAAGTTATAATAGACTCAGGAGGTACAGACAAAGATGCTATCCTAGAGTTTTGGGATGATGGTGATGTAGTAGGTGTAGTAGGGCAATATGATAATTCTGAATTAAATCTATCTAGTCATGGTACAATTAGATTTAATACTAACACAGTATCTATAGCTAATGTAAACACTAGAATGATAATACAGTCAGGTGGTAATGTATCTATAGGCAACACAAACAACACATATAAACTAGACGTAACGGGCACAGGTAGGTTCACTAGTACAGTTACCGCAACAAACTTTATATTATCCTCTGACGAAAGATTAAAAGAAAATATAGTAGAAATACAACCTAAGAAAATAAAAGCAAACTGGAAATCATTTAACATAAAAGATTCAGATGAAGGGTATAGAGTAGGGGTTATAGCTCAAGAGTTGGAAGTAGAACATCCAGAGTTTATAGTTACAGATAGCGAAGGGTTTAAGTCGGTTAAGTATATTGACTTGTTAATATCAAAGATAGCGGAGTTAGAAAATAGAATTAAACAATTAGAGAAATAATGCCACCACTGTCAGTTCCAAATACAACTACATTTACTTTACAAGATGTAGTAAACGTTGTAGTACCCACGACAAACGATCTTGTAGATTGTTTTGCAGATGCTGTGACTAGTAAATATGACCCTCTCTATGATGGACCACCCTTAAACAACTTATTAAACTTTAGAAATTATAATGCTACACCCGCAGTTACTTGGGTGGCATACTCTAGCGGTATTTCAAGAAGCTTTGTCCCCTGTTTAGATACGACCGGCCAAACCTACTACCATAGTGGTAATGGGTTCCAGCCCTCTGTAGGAGACGCTGTTAGACCAAACTCTGACGGGAGCGGGAGTTTAAGTGATGGGAGGTTTAAGATTTTATACAACCAATTTTTAACAGTAGTTTCTGGGATTGTTACAGATGTAGATTCTTGTAATAACTGGAAAAATTTTGATTCAACTGAAAACGAAGATTTTAGTGCGGTAGCTACCTTACTTTCAAATACATTTTACTACCATAATGGGGCAGGCACTTATCCAGCGGTAGGGGATTTAGTTCGCGGTAGCGCTAGCTCGACTGGTTCTATCCCAAATTGGTCATCTACAAAAACTTGGTTTAGAGTTTATTCAAATGGTAATACTTTTGAACTAGATGTTAATGGTGTATGTACTGCTGTTTCCTCTATTACAAGACCTTATGTAGGTATATCCTCAGGGTTTAATTCAAATACAAATAAGTCCTTAAGCTTTACAGTTTCATCTAATGATGATGTGTTGTATTTTGTTGTATCAGACGGTAGTACTGGATTAAGTGCTGGGTCTATAACTGACACTAGTGGTAATTCCTGGACATCCACTTATTATGGAGGTATAAAAGTTTTTAAATGTGTAGTTAACCAAACAGGAAGCAGAACAGTTACATATGTAAATTCTGCCGGAACTTACTATATTGTTGGTATGTTTAGTATAAGAGATGCCACAGCAGGCAGCTTATCTGATAAAGTTATAAATAGTAGTAATTCCACAACAAGTCTAAGCACAAGTGTAGTTGCCTCTAAGTTTAATACTAGCTATACCGGTTTAATTGTAAACATTGCTTTAGGAAAAACTAATTCAATAAATAATACAGAAGTTAGAGTTCCCGCTACAGGTACAGAAATAGGTGCATATCAAAGTACCAATTCTTCTGGGACTAATACTTTTTACTTCGGTGCTTGGCTTAGAGATGTTGATGGAAGTTCTATAGTAGCTCCTGGAACACAAACTGTAACAAATATTTCAGGAAATGGTAGTAGCGGTCTTTTAGATATAACAAACATATGTCTTGGTCTTTGGTAGATTAGAGAGGTAATAATAAATAACAAATAATAAATAAAACATGATTACTTACAAATGGACCATAAACGCATTAGATTGTAAAATAGATGAAGAGGGACTAGAAAATATCGTCCAAACAATCCACTGGAGATATAGTGGAACAGACGAAAATAGTGTATCCGCTGAAATATACGGAGCACAATCTGTTGGAACACCTAATCCTGAAGATTTTACACCTTTTACTGAACTTACTGAAGAGCAAGTAACAGGATGGTTGGAAGGTCAATTGGATATGGAATCAATGCAAGAAAATATTTCAAATCAAATTACAATTAAAGTAACTCCTGTAAATGTAGTATTACCTGCTCCTTGGAATACACTTGTAGAAGAAACTTTATAAAATAATTTGGAATATTGAAATATATTTAGTATATTCAATCCACCGAAAAAATAATCAAATTTAAAACAAAATGGAAACAACAAATTTAACAGAAAAAGAATTACAAGAGTTAAAAGACATCCAAGTTAATTCGAATCAAATTACCATGTCATTAGGACAGGTAGAAGTTCAAAAAGCTATCTTAGAAGGTCAAAAAAATGATTTACTTAACAAACTCGCAGATTTACAAGAATCCCAAAACAAGTTAGGTAAAGATCTACAAGAAAAATACGGTATTGGTAATATAAATATTGAAACTGGGGAATTTACCAAAGTAGAATAGTTTTTTAAGCTCTTGTGTCATATTTATAATAAACAAAAACAAAACTTTAATCATATTATAAAATGGCAGAAACTTTATTATCTCCAGGCGTTTTAGCAAGGGAAAATGACAAATCCCAGATTACACAAGGTCCAGTAGAAGTTGGAGCAGCAATTATTGGTCCAACTTCTAGAGGTCCCGTTGAAATCCCAACTATTGTTACTTCATACAGCCAGTATACATCTGTATTTGGTACTACTGTAGAAAGTGGATCAAACGTGTATTCTTATCTAACTTCGATTGCAGCAAACAACTACTTCCAAAATGGGGGTAATTCATTATTAGTAACCAGAGTAACTTCAGGTTCATTCTCACCTGCAACATCTACTACCATATCTAATGGTGAGGCTGTTGAGGCATTTGCATTAGAAACTATATCTGAGGGTATTATTATGAATAGTACTAGCACGGAATCTGCAAATGGTTCTTTAGAATTAGGTTCAGCAGATAATATTAGATGGGAAATTGCTTCATCAAATGCAAAATCCGGAACTTTTAGTTTATTAATCCGTAGAGGAAACGATAACAACAAACAAAAATCAGTATTAGAATCTTACAACAACCTATCATTAGACCCTTATTCCTCAAATTATATTTCAAAAGTAATTGGAGATATGGATCAAACCTTAAAAACAGATGATGGGTATTACATCCAAGAAGTAGGTTCATACCCTAATGCCTCTAGATATGTAAGAGTAAAATCTGTAAATAAACCAACTCCTAATTACTTTGATAATGATGGTACTGTAAAAGATACGTACATTGACTTCATGCCAGCTATAGCTTCAGGTTCATTTGAAGGTGCTGCTGGTTCCAATGAAACTACTAACAGTGGTGGAAATCAATTTTATACTTCTATTAGTAATATAGATACTCAAGGTTTAGTAGGATCAGATTACGATAAGGCTATTGCATTACTTTCAAATGTTGATGATTATAAGTTTAACATAATCTCAGTACCGGGTTTGATAAGTAAATTACCAAACCACGCTACCCAAATCACAAACTTAGTTAATAATAGTATTAGTAGGGGAGATAATATCTCAATAATAGATTTAACGGTTTATGATGCTGTGTCTTCTCAGGCTATTACTGCCGCTTCGGGATTTGATAATAGTTACGCTGCTACATATTGGCCATGGGTTCAGACAGTTGACCCAAATACAGGCCAATTACAATTCGTCCCAGCATCAACTATGATTCCTGGAGTATACGCATACACTGACGCAACAAGTGAACCTTGGTTCGCACCTGCAGGTGTTACAAGAGGTGGTTTAGGTCAGGTAGTTAGAGCTGCAAAGAAAATTACAGCGGGACAAAGAGATGCTTTATACGGGGCTAATGTAAACCCAATAGCCACATTCCCAGGAACTGGGGTGGTAGTATTTGGACAGAAAACTCTACAGAAAAGGTCTAGTGCTTTAGATAGAGTAAACGTAAGAAGATTGTTAATTTCTTTGAAATCATATATTTCTCAAGTTGCGGATACTTTAGTATTTGAACAAAACACTCTTGCAACCCGAAATAATTTCTTATCTCAAGTTAACCCATATTTAGAAAGTGTTCAACAACGTCAAGGTTTATATACTTTTAAAGTGGTAATGGATGATACAAATAATACCGCCGATGTTATTGATAGAAATGAATTATTAGGTCAAATATTCATTCAGCCAACTAAAACAGCTGAATTCATTATATTAGACTTTAATGTGTTACCAACGGGAGCAACATTCCCTTCATAAGATCTAACTTTAATATATTTATAACAAAATAAAAACATATAAAAAATGGCAGTATTAGACCCAAACGAAATATTTTATACCTCCTTCGAACCTAAACAAAAGAATAGGTTTATAATGTACATGGATGGTTTTCCATCATACATTGTAAAAGGAATGGGAGCCGTAACTTTAACCCAAGGAACCGTAGCTCTTAACCATATTAACGTTGAAAGATATGTAAAAGGTAAAACTAAATGGGGAACTATCCAGTTCACATTGTTTGACCCAATCACACCTTCAGGTGCACAATCAGTAATGGAATGGGTAAGATTACATCACGAATCTGTAACTGGTAGAGATGGTTATAGTGATTTCTATAAAAAAGATTTAACATTTAACGTGTTAGGTCCTGTAGGAGATGTAGTATCAGAATGGATCATCAAAGGAGCATTAATTACAGATGCTAGTTTTGGAGAGTATAACTGGGATACTGAAAATGCTGCTCAAGAAATTACAATGACAGTTCAACCTGATTATTGCGTGTTAAATTTCTAAAATTATACTTACAATTAATCTTAAATTGGCTTGGCTTTATAGCCAAGCCTTTTTATATTTAACAAATGATAAAACTACTAGACATACTCGAAAATAAAATATTAGTACCTCGTCGTTCTGCTGAAGAACGTGCTAATAATTTTTTAATTGCTACCCAAAAAAAAATACAACAATATATTAAAAATGGAGGAAAAGGAGAACTAGACCTATCAAATTCACCTATAACCTCTCTACCTAATAATTTACAAGTAGGAGGAGGTTTAGTTTTACGAAATACTAAAATAACTTCTCTACCTGATAATTTAAAAGTAGGAGGAGATTTATGGGTATCTAATACCCCAATTACCTCTCTACCTGATAATTTAAAAGTAGGAGGATATTTATGGGTAGCTAATACCCCAATTACCTCTCTACCTTATAATTTAAAAGTAGGAGGAGATTTATGGGTAGATAATACCCCAATTACCTCTCTACCTGATAATTTAAAAGTAGGAGGATATTTAGGGGTAGCTAATACCCCAATTACCTCTCTACCTGATAATTTAGAAGTAGGAGGTTATCTTTATTTAAATGATACCTCAATAACCACCCTACCTCAAGGTTTAAAAGTAGGAGGTTATCTTAATTTAAGAAATACCCCCATTTCTAAAAAATACTCTAAAGAAGAAATCAAAAAAATGGTACCTGGAGTAAAAGGAAATATCTTTATTTAAAAAATTTATATTATGAAATTTAACAACTCAAAACTACTTACCGAAAACAAACATTCCATATTAGAGAATGTAAAACAAGCAAAACAATACGTTGATTCAGGTAAATTAACGAATGACGAACTTAAGACATTGGTTGATACTGACCCAACTCCAACACGTAAATACGTTGGATGGATGGCAAAACAATGGGTAAATAAACAAGTTACAGACATAGATGATTTACGGAATACTATTGAAGAATTTAATACTTTCCTAGAAAAAGGTAAAACTAAAACTAAGGATATTTACCAAATTAAATCCTTTAAAGATCTATCCGATGAAGTAGACCAAATCAACAAAACAGGAGAAGGAGTATCCGTTAAAGACTTAGAATCTGACTACGACACAGTACTAGACAACTCCGATTTACTTATAATGTCACCACACACACATGAAGCCTCTCGTAAATTAGGATTATCACAATTTGCATTCAGGGATTGCGGAGATGGTTCCAAAGACTCATCATGGTGTACTACATATAAAGCCCCAGACCACTTCAATGATTATTACTACAAAAACAATGTAACTTTTTATTATATTAAAACAAAATCCCAACAAATGATAAAACAATTACAACAATCTTTTCCCAAAAAATGGAAAAACATGGTTGTTGTAGCTCTAGCGGTTTTAGATGGTGGTAAAATAGATGGATATGATGGTTTAGATAAACAAATTAAATCAAGTGATATTAAAACATATACCAACATTATAGGTATTTCATAATATGATAAAACTACTAGACATACTCGAAAATAAAATATTAGTACCTCGTCGTTCTGCTGAAGAACGTGCTAATAATTTTTTAATTGCTACCCAAAAAAAAATACAACAATATATTAAAA